AGAACCTCGACGCAGAAGTTCACAGGATCGTCGGCGTATTCCGCGAGGAACTCGACGAAGGCGTTGTCGGTCATCTATGCACCGTAAGGGTCGGCGAGCAGGCTCTGCATTTGCTGTTGCGTGATCGCCGGGTTGCCTATGAGCAGGCCGGGGATGGCTGCGGAGGCGGGGTTGGACATAAGCCCCTTGTCTCTAATAAATCGCCGGATAACGTCTTCGCGCGTCATGCCTTCCTTCGCAGCGCGCTCGTCTGCGCGACGTCGGAACAGCTCCATAAACGTGCCTTGCGAGGTCGGGTCGACGCCGGTTCGATCGGCCGCTCCCATCCACAGAGCGGCTTGCGTCTGCGGGCCAGTCAGGCCCATCTCTTCGCCTACCTCGTACATAAACGCCTCAAAGGCGTCATATTCACTGTCGTTAGGCTTGTCGGCCCACATCTGCGGCACCTTGAGGTCCGCGACGTCTTCTGCCGACATCTTGCCGTCCTTGACCGCCTTCTTGGGGTTAAAGGTGATCTGGGTCTTGCCGTCGACATCGCGCTCGCTGAAGTAGGGCGCAATTTTTTTGCCGTATTTTTTGCGCAGAGACTGCGCAGTCGCGGAGCCGATCTCCGCCTGGGTCGACAGCCAGCGCGGGTCTCTTGAGGCCATAGCCATGTAGCGCGTGAAGTGCAGATCCGCGGCGATATTGCGACCGCTGCCCTTTAAGCTCTGCGCAAAGCCCTTTGGCTTCGGGTTTTCTGTCCAGTTGCCCTGCGCGGGAGACACGCCGGTCTCAGGGTCTCCAGACCACGTTCCCTTTTGCTGACGCGATGCGATCAACTCTTGCAGACCCTGCGTCTTGTGACCGTAGCCTTTGGTGCGACCGCGAGCGACATCACGCGCGTCGTCCAGTTTTTCAATGCCCAGCAGACTGTCTCGATACTGCTCGCCCTCGGTCATGTTCGAGTTGCGCGGCATTTCTTGTGAGTACAACCGGCGGCGTATCTCTGAGGCGTTAGCGATGTTGGCGGGAACCTTGGAGCCTGGGGATGCGGCCCCCATCAGGTCCATGTACTCGGCCCACTGACGATTGCCCTCAACCTCGCCAAGCTCTCCGATAAACCAGTCGCGCAGCTCCTCAGTGTTGTACCAATCAGCGCCGCCAAGCTCGATGCCGCGCTTAATGTCGGCCTCCATCTGCTGGCGTGTGGCGTTGCCGGGGTCGCGCATCGCAGCCAGAGACGCCTCGACGCGGGGGGTGTTTTTCTTCGGACGGTAGCGCAGGAATGTAAACTCAGAACGATCAGGAGCGGCGCCCAAGTATCGCGGGTCGGAGCCTGCTGGCAGGTCGTACATCGATTTTGCAGGCGAGCCTCCAGGCATGTCGGCCTGGCGCTGCGCGGCTGCGTTGAGCAGGCCACCTGCCGCGGCCGCTGGCTTGGCGTTGCTGAATAACCCTTCAGGCGTAATGCGAACGGAGACCATACGGTTGTAGCCGTAATTGGCTCCGTCAATGATTAGCTCTTTCTCGCTTTCACCACCAACGAGAACAACGTCTTTTGGGTCTACCTCAAAATTTTTCGTTTGCTGGGCAACGTCTGGGCCTCGGCCATATCCATCAACGCGCTTGACCGGGATGGACCCCTGCGGAAATAAGCGTTCGAGATTGGCCTGCATGACCTGCTTATAAGCCGGGTAATCCGCGCTTCGGACTGCGTCGACCAAGCCTTTCGGGTCTACGTCCATCACATAGCGGTCAATACCGCTAAAGACCTCGGGGAACTCCATCCCCGCGCCATCTTCTCCCATGTTAAGAAAAAAATTATCGAGATCGGGGTAAAGCGCCTCGTCGTTGCGCTGAAGGATCCGGGTGCGGTCGAGGACGTCCTGGTCCCAGACTACGAAGTTGCGGGTGCCGCGGGCGCTGTCGGTGCCGCGCGATCCGGCGTCCTTGTAGCGCAGGCCGGGGACACCGGCGCCGCGCATCGCGGCTGCTGCCTCATCCTCGCCGAGCTGCTGGCGCATGCGATACCAAACGTCGCCGCCCGCCATCTTGTCGGGGTTGTCGGGCATGAAGCCCAGGCGGTCGATCGCGTCTCGGACGGCCTTCGGCTGCTGGCTTATCGGCGCGTCATAATCGAGCAGCTTGGCGGCGTCGGCGTCGGGAATGTCGAGTTTGTAGAGGTTGCCGGTGGCTTGAACCGCCTCTCTTAAAGCCGGAGACGGGTCAAAGTTGTCGAGGTTGCGACCGTACGCTGCTGAGATGGCTTGCGACGGGTAGTCAAAACCGAGCCAATCATCATCGCGGAGCGCGCGGATTACAGCTTCCTGGGGAGCAGAAAACTGCCCAGTTCCAAGTAAACCAGTTACATCCTCAAAATCGGCGTCATCGGGCAGCGCATCTCTAAACTTCTGGACTGTGTCCTTGTAGGACAGAGCATTGCGATACTGCGCCCCAACACCGCCGCTTTCAGCGCTGTAGAACCCTGGCCCATACGCTTGCGCGCCTTCTCCGGTTCCCATCATGTCCAGGCGCGGACGTCCCTGCGGGAAGCCGGGTTCCGGGGCAAACCTGTGCGGCGTGCCGTGAAACACGTTCATGCCCACGGCACCGGCTGGGGCGGGGACCAGTAAGCTGCCGACGGGGGCAGCGCCTGCGGTGAGCATTGCGCCGGTCATCGGGTCGACTTCGCCCTGTAGCACCCGGCGCGGCGCCTGGATGCCCTCTAACAAGCCCTGCGCGGTGCTGCGGGCGATGCCTGGAGCTGTGAGAGCGACGAGGTTGTCGTTCTGGTCGAAGACAAACGGCGAGAGGCTCATGGCGCCTGGGTAGCGGTAGCCTGGCTGGTCGCTCAGAAGCCCATGCAGGGGAAGCCCAAATATCTTGAGGCTCGGGTTGTAATTGGCGGGTAGCATCTCACCAGGCCTTGCAGGACCAGTATCTGGCCTTTGTTCGTGGTCCTGGCTCGTCGCAGTTATGGCGGCTGCGGAAGTTGGCGCGCGGACCCTTTTGGTTTTTCTTGATGCTCATGTTGGCGTCGCCAAACATGACCTTTTTCACCTTGTCGCCGTCTTTGACGTAGACGACGGATTTTTTTCTGCCGTGGCCCGGCTCGCCTTCGCGGATGCGGCGCGGTTTATTTAGCGCGACCTTTTTTCCACGATATATCGCCATTTTTTCAGCCCGGCAGGTTAGTTAAATACACCCCCATAGGGGGGGTGGGTGCGGACGTGCTATCACTCCACCCGCCCCCGTCGCCGCGATCGAGGGGGGGGTCCAAAGGGCGCGGAGCGGCGCCGCGGGCGAGAGAGAGAAGCGCGCGCCAGCTCCGCGGGGCCAGCGAGTGGCCCTATTCGCATAAAGTATGCGGAGGTCATGCCAATGTTTTCAGATACTTAGACGTGCAATTCGCATATCACACGCATTTGGCGTCGGATTTCGCCAGGCTCGCCGCCCTGGTGTGCAGATCCGCCGCCCTGGCGCGATCGGGCTCGACCGGCGCAGCCTCGCGCGCGTAGCGCTGTCACAAGTCCGTCTTACGCGCTGTCCTCGACCTGATCGGCTGTGATGTCGATCGTGCTTTCCTCGATCTCCCGCTGCTTGCGACGCATGTTTGCAAGCTCTCGCACAGCGCTGAGATGCTGCTCGCCAGTGCTGACGAGATTGACTGTCGTCTCCAATTTATCGCCGTATTTCGACGGCGCCATACGAGCTGCGGCCCACTTCAAACCGTCCATTGCGACGCGCGCTTGATCGGGTTTGATCGTCCCGTCGATGACCATTTGTGTGAGGTCAGCGACCTTTTCCCCGTATCGGTCGCCACGCTTTTTACGCGCCTCGTCGTACATCTCGACGAACTCAGGATCGGCATCAAGCCACCGCATTACCGATCGCAGCGACGGCATATTTTCCGCCAAACAAACACTCGCAAGCGACCGCCCCTCCGCAATCTGCTCGCATATTTCCTCGATTATTTCCGGCGTCCTAATGCTCGGTCTGCCCATCTTTTTCGGCTTGGTCGCCGTCGCGACTGCCTTCTCTGCTGGCACCGTCAATCTCCACGCATAAAAAAACCGCCCACCGGCGGCTGACCAAATGCGGCGTGTCGCCGCATCGTAGTGTTTTTCTACTACATTTGGTGTGTATCGTCAACACCCATACAATATCTTGTACCACAGTCCCAATATCGCCCGATCAAACCGCCGCTTCGCCGTCTGCGGATGGCAATGCATCTTCTCAGCAATCCGACGCCAGGCCGGTCCTCGATGCCGCCTGGCTGCACTATGCGCAGCCGCCCACACCAGCTTGGCGTCGTCAGGCTCAAGCAGCGCTGTCAGCTCGATCGCCATGTCCCAGGCACCAACCTCACGCACCGACGCAGGCCCAGGCCGCACATCCACCTCGCCATACCCATAAGCCAGGTTCTTATCCCCCGGCACCTCCGGCCAATATCCTCGAACACGCAGATCATATGCTCGCGGCATCTTCCTCTCCGCCACCGCCGCATCGATGAACAGCTCACGCAGCCCGACCTCGTCGCCGACCCGCTCCCTTACCCGCTCCAAATCAACCATGCGCACTACCGCCCAACCGTACTGGCTTCGCCTTGGCGTGCGCACTAAATGCGCGCCAAGCGCGCGCTAAGGCGCTTGGCGTGCGCGTGCGCACTAAGCTAGTACGGTTTTTTTTGTGCGCACCCGTTTTTGCGCACAAAGTGCGCGCTAAATGCGCACTATCGGCACCCCAAACAAACGCCACATGTTCGCTCATTGTTCACCCCCTGGCATCTTGTCAAAGTCAACAAACAGTCCGGTGTCTTCGCGCCGCCGAATTGGGTTGCGATACTTGTCGGTGCGCAGCAGTCCGTTGGACATCCACGTCCGCAGCACGAGCTTCGCAGCACCCTCGCCCACGCCCATGTCTAGCAACACGTTGCCTGCCCAGCGTGCCGTCCCTGCCTTTGCCGTAGCCGTGTAGCGCTGCCCGTCCTCCAGCCCCGCCTCAATGAGATTGAGTGCGTAACGGGCGTTCTCGACGCCCAGCCCCTCAAACGGATCAGGCGGCGACCAGGGCGCCAGCACGCCCACCCAGTCTCCCTGGGCAAGCTCCACGCTATGACGCTCAAACCACACCGCGTCACGCGCTGGTGCGCTCATGTTTCCCTTCGCGTCATCGACGCGGACGTACCAGCTCCTGCGCTCTGGCTGGATGTCGAACGCCTCACCCTCCCGATCGCTCATCGGCGTGATGGTGCGTGCTGACCGCACGGCACCAGCCAGGGCGCCTGCACCGCGAGCGGTGTTGATGTCACCTGCCACCGCAACAAAGCCAGACGGCGGCTTCCTCGTGTGATGCACGAGATCCACAGCAGCACCGCAACGCTTCGCTATGTCAGCAAATACATCAAGAACTGCGTCTATCTGCTTGTTATCATTCTCTTCTGCGTAGTGCGCCTTCACCATCGGATCGACTTGCAGCACCGATATTCCGTGCCGCTGCATCTGCTCGATCACCTGCTCCGCCGCCACCGTCGGCACGACGACGCCATCCTCGGGCTCGGCCACTATCATCTTGCAGTCGCGTCCGCTGTCGAGGAACAGCCACCCCTCCAGCTCCACCGGCGGGATACCAAAATGCTCACAGATCGCCCAGGCGCGCCGCAGCAGCTCATCGCGCGGGTCTTCGAGGTTGTAGTGCCACACCCTCACCCGCTCCTTCACGCTCACACCGAGCAGGGGCCGCGCCGTCGCCAGGGCGATAGCCTCGATCAGCTCCAGCGTCGTCTTACCCACGCCGCCTGGCGACACAGTCGCCGACACATATCCTCGGATCAGGTGCTTGCCGTAGAGCCACTGCCGTGGCTCAACTGCACGCATGTCGCTGGCGCTAAACCCAGACGCCACCACACGCAGGCGCGGCTCAAACGAGCGCAGCGCAGGCATGAGCCCGTCCGCATCATTAACAGCCAGCCAGTCCGACACGTCGGCTTTGGGCTTCATGCCAGCGCACAGGTCAGCGACCGTCACCGACGCCGCAACCGCCGACAGCGCAGCCGCTGTCCGCTCGGCAGTCTTACGCCCGACATCATCATTGTCCGGCACCACCCAGACGCGCTTGCCCTCGAAGTAGGGCGTCAGCTCCTCCGGCCATGAGCCGGAACCCATCGGCTTGGTGGTCGCGCAGATGCCCAGCGCAGCGAGCGCGTCAGCGTCCTTCTCTCCTTCGACTACGACAACGTCTGTCGCCGCTCGGATGTCAGGCAGACGGTACGGCACCAGCCGCACATCATCGAGGTTCCATATCCATCCCCCGGCGCCATCAGGTCGTCGCTGTCGAAAGGTCTTCGGCATCCACCGCACGACCTGGTAAACGAGATCCCCGGCCGCATCGACGTAATCGTATTTCTTAACGATAAGTCGCGGCGCATTAGGCGCAGGCACAACCTCCACCTCAGCGAGCTTCCCGCCTTGTTCCGCCTCAAAGTCATAGTAATCGCCGGTCTCCATATTCACTGACACGCTGCCGTGCGTGCCGAACCGCATTTCCTTCGCCGTAGACAGGCGCCGGTTAGGCTCGCCAAACCGCTCTCGTGCTTGCAGCTCGTACATCAGAAGGGGATCGGCTCA